GTTTTTTTAAATCTATTTCATCGTGTGATTCACAAGGCATATACCATACCTTATCTCCTTCTTTGTGTTCGTGATGACCTGAACATCCCATTTTTTCAGCTTGTTCTTCTGCTTCTTCTTTAGTTTCGTAAACTTCATATCCGTCAACTTCTTTTAAATCAGTAGACATTTTGATTCCAGTTTCTTCTTCTATTTCTTCATCACTTTGTACACTACGATCTACGTCTGTAAATTCTAATGGCTGTAACGTAATAAAGTATAGGTTTAAGGCAATATCATTGTAAGCTAATACATTGTCAAAGCAATCTATTAAAAGTTCCTGAAACGGTCTTATAACGGTATTATCCATAAGCAAGGAAGCAGTCTTTATTTCATCTGCATTATTTCCAAGTCCTGTATTGTCTTTAATACCTAAAAGCATTGGGCTTACAACCCTATGTGCTACTAATACTTTACTTTGTGATTCGTCTGATAAGAATTGATATTGATTATGAGCATCACTTAATTGTACTGGTGTAATTTCTGCTTGTGCTTCTTTATTATCGTTAAAACTTAAAATAAATTTACCTGCATTACTTGATCCACTAAATTTTTGAGCTATACGAGATTCAATAAGTTCACGCTCTTGTGGATTAGGTGTTCCATTATTGAAGTTGATTAACATTGAAGGGCTTAAACCATTCATTATGTTATTTAAGTGATAGTTAGAAATTTCTTCTTCTAATTCTGCATATTGTATTCCACCTTGATAATCTACAGGTGCATAGTAATAAAAACCTGACTTGTATGGCTTAATGTAATAGATTTCTATATTTTCTTTAGACATTCCATAAGCAGGTATTCTTAATGGCTTATCACTTGGTTTTAATTTAGTCCAATCTTTGAAGTAATAGTATGCAGGTATTTCTCCATCTTCATTACATTTTTCTGCTCGTAATGTTTCGATAGGCATATGTTCTATTTGTGCAATTTTAGTTCTATCTTTCGAGTAGATAATTTGCATAGCACATTGACCCATAAGTTTAAGGTCATAACACAATTTTCTTACAATATCTTTTTTAAATAATGTAATCATTTGTGCGTATTGTTCTGGCTTTCTATTAGAATTTGTAGCTCCTAAACCTTTGCCATATATTTGTTGGCTTATACCATTAATACAAGCGTTGTTTGTAGGACTTCCATTGTATCTGTCTATTAAGAACTGAAAGTAATTGTTATCTTCTCCGTAAGCTACCCATTCCTGATTTGGCACTTCTTTAACTACTGGACTTGTGTATGTACTTAAATTAACAAAACTAATTTCAGATTTAGAACCTTGTTTAACAAACTGTCCTAAATTATTTCTTTTTCTATTTTTCATATTACAATGTAATCATTATTATAAGAATTGTCTGTAATGTATTGACCTTCGTTTAACTTATAGTATAAATTATCCATTTGGTCAATCTCTTGATCTGTACAAAAAATTCTGTCTTTGAATATATCTACAATGTTAGTAGTATCTATATTCCAAAATTCATTATATAATTCCCAAAGAAAATAATTGGTATTCCAAAAGTTTGGGTCTGAATATAATTTTATGTCGTAAAAATGACCTTCAACTAATACAGGACTAAATGCTTGACTAAAAGTTAAATAGTTTCCTGATGTTACTGCGTTATCAACTTCATAAACTGTAGTTACATTTGTGCTATCATCTCTAATAGACATAGTAAACTGATCTCCATACGTTCTTGGTATTACTTTAAACGCTTGAGCTAATGTAGAAGTAGTTAATACAATCATTTTATATATAACGTAAGAAATAAGTTATTTTGTAGAAATGTTAATGCAAAAAAAAAGCACCCCGAAGGATGCTTAATTTTAAATACTAATATTATTAGTTAGGTACAATTTGTTCTGCATCTGCAGTAATCAATCCTGAATCTAAAAAGTATGGAGCTAATTCTTCCATTCCTTCCATAACTAAAGTAAATCCTGAAAGATCTCCTGCAGCAGCTCCTGAAACAACAGTTCCAGAAACAAATTCCATTCCGTTTTCAAGTCCACAAAGGAATTGATTTCCGTAATAATCTTCAACAACAACATAAGGTCTTGCAACTGCTATATCTTGCAATTCTGCTTGAGTTTTAGCTTCAAGGTATGTTAATGTTAAATTTAAAGTTTGTGTGTAAAAAGTAGTTCCGTTTTCTCTTGAACTTGTTACAGTTGTTTCAAGTGAAGAATTACCTTTAACATCAAATTGATACCAATCTGGTTGAGTTCCTGCGATAGTTGTTACTTGTTTAGTAGTAGAATCTACTGTAACTCCTGTAATACCTCCAAAATCTCCAAACCAAACTGTTTTTATGCCACCAAAGGCACTTTTACAAGGTAATTTTCTACCAGTGTTTAATGTACAAGCCATAGTTTATATTTTATTTTATAAAAAAAGGGTAAGTAAGCAATAACCCACCTACCCTTTATTTTTGGTTAATTTAATTTATTAAGAATAAAGAACTACATCAGATCCTATTCCGTATTGAACTCCAGCAGTAAATCTCATAATTACTCTTACGTTTTTACTTCCGTCAATATCAGCCATATCAATCAATTTAACAAGATTGTAGTCAGACATTAAACCTGTTCCAAAGAATAAGTTAGATCTTTCAGCAGCAACTGCATAGTTGTTTGGTAATCCATTTGCTACAACGATTTTTACACCATCAATAGAAAGGTTTTCGTTTCCTCCGAACCATAAAGTTCCTCTATTGTCGATACCGTTAGCACCTACAGAACCTACATTTTCAGTTCCAGCTACGTTAGTTAAAGCTGAATAACCTCCTAATGCTCTTACATAAGATTTAGCGATGTTTTGTGAAACATAGATGTATAAGTCATCTTTACCATATAAAGTATCAGGAATAGCATCTACTATCTTTCCAAGTTCTGCTATTACATTTGCAGAATTAACACCACCACCTACAGCAGCAACATCAATTACATCTGCATCTGCAGTCATTAAAGTAGTAAATCCGTCAAATTCTCCAGCTTGAGCCCCACCAAGATTTCCTTGCCAGATGTTGTTTTCAGTTGCTTGAGCAACTTCTTTAGCAACGTGTGCAATTAAGAAACTTGCAAAGTCAGGAGGTAAATTATCAAAAGCTGAATAGCCCATTGATACAGCACCCCAGTCAGATTCGAAAGGCGTTTTACATAATTCAAGGTTAACTTGGAAATTTTCTGGCTGTATAATTCTTTCAGTAAGAGTTACAGTTCCAGCAGACGTGAAATCACAAGATTCATCTACAATTAAACCAGAAGTAGCTACTTTTTTAATAACTTCTTTAAACTTAATGTTTGGCTTAATTTCAATAGCACCTTGACTTAACGTGTTCCCACTCAATAGAGCAGCAGCAATGTACTTACCTGCAAATTCTCCAGCATAAGTAGTAGTAATAGTTGGTTGTGGCATAATTGTTTATTTTATTTATTTAATTGATTTAAGATTATATCCATTGTAGAAGGTCGTCTTTTAGGACTAATTCTAAAATTTTCTTTTTTAAGATTACCTCCTTCTGGATTGTGCTTTATTGGAGCAGCAGCAGGTTTTGATAATTCTTCTTTTAATTGTTCGTTAACTTCTTTGTTAAATTCTTCTTTAACTGTTCTTGATTTAGGTTGTCTTGATACTTCTTCTTCATTCATTTCAACTTCATCTTCTTTCATATCTTTTTCTCCCATTTTAGATTTAAGATCAGAAATAGCATCTTCAAGATTCTTAATTCTTTTTTCCATACCTTCCCAGTCTTGTACATCAGCTTCTTCATCCATTTTTTCTTCCTTTTCTTCTAAATCTTCTGTTTCATCTTTAGATTCTTCTTCCTTTTGTGGAACTTCGTCAGATACTTCTCTAACGTCATCTATGATTCCTTCTTCTGCAATAACTACAAGTCTACCATCTTCCAGTAGGTATTCTCCTACAGGCATAGCAACTTTTTCGTCATCAGTAAGAATAAAGATTTCTTTACCTTTTTCAAACGATTCTGCTTCTACACGAGTACCGTTCTCTAATTTTTGTTCTTCAAGTTTTACTTCTATGTTTAGAAGCGTCTTGATTTGGTTTAACATTTCAGTTGATTTCATAATTATATATATAACGTGTTTAATTTATTTTTTTGCATTTTCAAATAGTCCTTGATATAACTCCTATGCCTTGCGCCCATAAAGAACCATCACAACATTTTCTTGAATAAGTATTTTTATCTTTACATAAACAAGCACGTCTTGAACTTTTAGGACTCGAATGACTTGGGAAAAATGTTTTTTTAGGCATTTAATTTATAATTCTTTTGCAATTTTTTGATATTTCTGTTCTAATTTGGCAAATTGTTTAAATGCTTTTTCTGCATTAACATATTCTTTTATTGAACTTGGAGATACCCCTAATTCTTTCGCTGATTTTTCAAATTTAGATAAATCTCTTACAATATCGTTTGCTATACTTTCGCCTACATCTGACCATTTATAAATTGCTTTTTGTGTTTCGTTTAATTCAGTTTTTAGTCTATTAGCTCTTTTTACCAAACCA